AAATTCATGCAGAATCTTTTCAATTACCCGTCCTGGTTTAACTGCCCATCTTTATATCAATGAAGATCATGTAGATTTGTGTTACGCTTTTTCTAAATTTTGTATGACAGCACAACTCGGATTTCCAGTCTCTATGACTCATTATGCAGATGCATCTTCCATTAAAGAATTTGAAGATATGTTTGCCCGCATGTTCACTAATGCCAAAGATTCAATTACTAGCAAGGCAGTTATAATTTGTTCTAACATCACAGCTTTATATCGAACTAGACACGATCCCGCAACATGTGTCTGTATTTTAACTGGACTGTGTGCCACTTTAGATATTTCAACAGCTATGATATCTTCTGTTAGTAAAGCGTGCCTAACTTACCTTTCTGCAATGCCACTATTAGCTCCAGCCCTTGCCGTTATGCCTAACATGATGGCACAAGGAGCAGATTTGACCTTATTACCCGATATAGTACCTTTCGTTTCTATCTTTTGTACGATTATGAGTGCTTATGCACTAGATAAAATACCTGGTGGCAATACTATCGATGCCATATGTAAGAAGTTAAATAATCTGGGGCGAGGAGTGCAAGGAGGTAACACTCTCTTCTCATTTTTCGCAACTCAGGCTCAAGTAGTCATTGATGTTATTTACGAGGGACTTTTCGGAATTCCTCGTGGATCAATGGAGTTGAGCAAATATGTTGCTGACATTGCAGCATGGACAAAGGAAGTGCAAGCTTTATCCAAATGGGAAGTTACTGATATGGTTGTTATCGATGCGGATGTATGTCAGAGAATTGATTCCTGCCATTCACGTGGAAGTAGTTTAATGTCTCAGCTTACAAATCTGCGAGTTAGTTCCCAGCAAATGGCTATTTTTAATCATCATTTTAGAGTCATTCAAAAAGTTTACGATCGTATTTTAAATCTTGGAAAGAAGAAGTATAAGTCGCGCATAGAACCGATAGTGGTTCACTTTTACGGTGAATCAGGTGTAGGAAAATCGTGCCTTACTCGTCTTTTTGCCCAGGATATTTTAGTTGAAGAAGAAGTATTTGATTCAAAAATTGATTCCGCCGATGTGGAGAATGAAATGTACTTTCGTTCTACAGAACAACAATTTTGGGATGGTTATAAGGGACAAATGATATGTGTTTATGATGATTGGTTGCAATCCAGAGATAGTATTGCGAATCCCAATCCTGAGTTAATGGAATTGATCCGTTGTTGCAATGTAGCTCGATATAATTTACGTATGGC